AGCAGATTGTTTCATACTGGATCTTGGTGTCTCTCCACCCCATCCTGATATAGTAAAGCTAAAAAGCTAAGGGTATGACTTGAAATGTTACTCGGCACTGGTTTCCAATGAAACTATTATCCAGGAACCTTAAATAACTATAACCAAACTACAACGCTTCGTCAAAGCTGAGGTGAGAGTTTAAGGACTTCCCAAGGTCCCTGCTGAGAGTTTAACGACTTCTCAAGGTCACTATGAGGACGACCGTCCCCCAGAAATATTTTTGGTTTTTCATTTAAAGTTTTAAGACTTTCCGGTCCATATATAATGTGTTAGTAAGCTAAGCTCTGAAGTGAATCTCGCGCAGCAAGATACTCACTATTTACGGGCTTATACTCACAGAATTCCAAACTACGCCTGACAACCAAAGGTGCAAATTCCGAAAAGGTTTTCTTACCATGTTGTGCAAGCTCAGTGAGAACGCTCTCAATTCGCAACCTCATCTCCTCCTGAGTAGAGGTTCTAAGCTGCCAATTGAGTGTCTCCTTTATAACCCCAAGCTCCAAAGGCGCCCGCCACCGCGCACCATCATAAAGAAATCCCCTCTTTAAGAAGGAGATATCAGTGATGTCGCGACTATTTACGGACTCTGTGGTCTTCATCTCATTTGTATAATCCATTCCAGTGTAAAGTGGAATCGACTTTTCCAAGGAAACTTGAGACCACCAAGATTCATCTTCAGGTACATATGATATAATATTGTCATCACCAAATGTCTGAAAACGAGTACGTCTCAAAATAACAGACCATTCTTGATCCCAAATCAAACGGTTTTCAATTTTGTAGTGCATACAAGCTGCATAACTTAAAATCAACAAATTCGAAATGGAGTTAAAAATAGTTGTAAATGGCTGACCACTAGGATTGCCACCCAAAAACTCATAAACATGTCCTTCAGACAAATGTCTCGAGTTAATGATCTCTTGAAACAACACCCGACGTACATCTCTATCGCATTGAGTAGAATTATGGTAAAAGTCTTCCACAATCCTCAAAACTTGATAACCGATTGCTACGGGAATCTTGGCGTCGAACTTAGAGTAATCACCTGCGGTGAACTTTCTCTGTCGACCAGAAGTCATATATGCTACTAAATTGGGCCATTCATCATGGGGGTCGATACCGACTCCCATACCATTAAAGATACGATTGGACATACAGTGGCGAATAAAATCACCAAAATACATTTTCATCGCGATCAACAGATCAATAGGGCAACACATAAACTGCCGTGTTGAGAATGACTCAACTTTCTCTTTCGAGCGACGTTCATCTTTTAAACAATCCATAAAGATATGGAACGATCGAATGCCTTTACTAGCTTTTTCAATCGTTTCTTCCACATCATCCCTCAACTTCACGGCTTCTACCGTTGCTAGGTCGAAACTGTCACCAGTTCCAAACCAATAAGTTTTTCCTCTCTTACCTCCCGTTTGTAGCACGTGGGGATAGCCAGGCGATGAAGTTCTATTGATGGAATCAACATAGTCGAGACCATCTATTCCCATAACTGCTTCATCAAAAGTCAGTAAACGGGGAGGGTGTGGTTCCGGAACAAACCGTCGAATCACAAGATTAGTGATATACTGATAATTTAAATCAAGTACCTCACTGTCAATGAACACCTCAGGGTGCGCGTATTTGGAACGCGCAATAACCAGGGGATCGTACACAACACCATCAACGGTACCTCTATTCAAGGCCGCAGGTGCTGTTGCCACATCCCACAAACTTCCATAAAAGACGCTCCTTACAAGTTTCGTCTTCCGTGGGAGAAACGGCTGTTTCATCTTACATAAGACAGGAAAATCCTGAATGGGTGAAGATTCAATCTCATACACTTCAGCTTCGTCAACAATAGTCAATTCGGGTTGAAATTCAACCTCAACTTGATTCATGAAAACATCAATTTCCTCACGCGTGATGGAAACACCAGCGCAAGGTTTTTCTCTGAAGAGACCAGATGTACCACCAGCAGTGTGAAAACCAGCAATCCGTGCTCCACGAATGCGAGAATCTGTGATGTAAACACAGGCTCCGCAATCGCCTGCAACAGTATTTGCATGGTAAACAAGATCACGCGAAACGTAATCTGCGTCACCATAACTGTATGGTACCGGATCACCAATCGTCAATTTAACTGTCATCCATACACGATTTGCATCGCGGACAACAGGCAAAACAGCCGAGTAGGTGTTATCCAACTTCAATTTTTCCTCATGTGTCAATAAGTGTTTGCGAATATCTGAATGCAAGCGAATCTTGTCATTCAAGACGTAGCAATATTGCATATCGACATCACCAGCGGGGTTGGCTACATAAATATCACTATTATAATCTAAGACAAAGGCAGTCTGCCCTGTCTTTTCATCCTCAAATGAAATTTTCTCTTGCCAATCCCCATTCTCGTCCACCTCGACCAACTCCAATAATCTATCGGAGAAGTGTCGTGGCCAGACAAAATGGCGACTAGAGACAAATAGGCACGTTCCCAAACGGGATCCTCGTACCCTGACGGCATATGTATTCCTCTGAAGCTTAACAATCAATGAATCGATTACGTTTCCTTCAGTATTATAGGCTATATGGGCCATCTTAAGTTTCCGAGCAAGCTTAATCGCGTTACCTTTTTTGGCTCGCGCTACTGCTCTTACTTGATTGGGGTTCCTTCCTGAACCTCCTGAATTTTCGCCTTGCGGCTCATTCTCACCAAAAAGATAATATGAGAGTCTAGTTCCAACTTTTAGTACTTGATACACTCCATAAAAGAGTGCGGCAAGAAAAAATAAGCGGGAATTGCAATTACATTTGCCCTCACAACCATGAAAACACGGCAGTTTGGGTAAAGCGCGATATACTCGCTTACACTCATCCTTAACTTCATCAAGCCACCCCATCATAATATCCACGAAATCCTCTTTTACAAAAGAATCTCCTGGTTGAATAACAATGGGTGGTTCAACCTCTCTGACCTCTTTAGCGTCGCCCATCTCGGGTTTGAAGACTTCGTCTCCGATACGCTCAGTTTTATCACCATAGGTCGCCTTGAAAGCATTCTCCTTGGTCCATTGCATATAACGGATAAGATCCTGTCCCTTGTTCTTAATCGCTGTGTACTTGTTTACACAATGTAGCACAAGCTGATCAAAATTCATTGGCATTGCGCCCTTGCGGGCCTTACCTTTGAGATAGTCCCACTCTAAGAACTCGATAACTCCCTTACAAAAGAGCGTCTCAACTTCAGTGGTGACATAGGGGAAATCCTTCCGTACTCGATCTAAATCAACACGACGTTCAAAAAGTTCCGTAGGAACAGGTTGAACACAATATTGTTCTAATGGATACTGCACCATTGCAACAGCAAAACGTCGTGTAACGGCCTCGCTGCATGTAATGGATTCAAAATGAAATCTCTGCAAATTTGTAGTTGCAAAGACTATTTCAGGACGAGCATAATGTTTCGCTTTATCCGCAATATCCGAAAAATGCAAGTGATGTGGTGCGTTATTAATCAATCTGATGATCTCCCATATATCCATATTCGGAGATCCAGCAACATCACGTCGTTGCCCAAAGTCATCGTAAACAATGGCAACATTGTGGGATTTATAGCCATCCCAAAACTCATTCTCAGTGTGTCTGTAGAAGATAAAATCATTGTGATTCTCCACAAATTCAACAGCTTTCTCCTTGGATAAAATCCGAGGGAGAATGTCGAGTAAAACAGGTAGAGTAAACGTTGATTTACCAACACCAGTACCACCACCAATGCACACACCAAGCGGTTCAGCTCGAGCGCCATTACGTGGATTTATATTGTTCTCACAATACTTAACTATTGGTGAAAACTTTCTTAAAAGATACTGGAGACGTTCCTTGGAAGCAGCGTCAAGCATTGCTGTCTTTGAAAACAACAACGCTTCCATTGATTCCTGTAGAATGAAGCATCGATTTGAAAATGTATAGGGGTTCATATCACCTTGTCTATATTCATTTTGCAAATCAGAAGCAATCTTACTTAGCTTCGATACTTCAGTCATGATTCCCGGGATTGGGAGATTAAGACCAAAAATATCATTTAAAAACTGTACTGCTATACGCAGAAGGTCGCAACAAATGTCGACTAACGATCTGGTTTCTGTAACAGATTTCTTGACAAAATGGACATCTTTGAGAAAAGCTGTATACGAGTCATAAGGTACCCAAGATTTTAGATACTCATAACAAGATACAAAGTTTTCCTCAATGAATCCACCTTCAGCTTTGTACTTTTGCTTCGAGGGATCCTCACATGTAAACAAGCTTCGGATGAAACTTATCAACTGTTTAAGGGGTTCAATATGAACCAGATCGAATACGGACGTTATTAATCCATACACGAATCCCAAAAATTTTTGTGGGAGTGACATAAGCCACTCTAAAACACCACGCAAAGACATTTGCCCAACATTAATGTTGTGGTTAATATCTATAGATTTGAATTTCTCTTGAACTTGACTCATAAGAGTTTCAAAAAAATCACGTGTGTTCGTGTCTAATCCAACTTCAAACCAAGCTTCTGGTTTATAAACTTTTTCTTGGCGTTCTGCCTTCTGATCTCTCTCCAACATGCGTATGTATCTAACAACCATTCGTCGGTTGAGTTTTACATCGTTTTTATATGGAGGTGGCTTCGGTAAAGACGCGCCACTACGCTTTTGAGGACCAGGATTTGATTCAATTCCTACAAGAGGAGTAAATTGTTCCAAGAAAGTTGATGGGATGAACCACGAGGGGTGACGATGACCGGTTTTTGTATTACGTTTTTTGTTATTACTAATTTTTTTGGTGGTCAAAGTGCCATGCTCGTGGGTGAGAGCCCGAGAGTTGGTGTGAATACGTTTGATGTGTTGTGCAGTCATTGTATTCATGTGGTGCTATTCAATGCTATATTTCTCACGCAATGAGAAATGTATAATCTCAAAGTTGTCCAATAATCTGGACGCCCTAAAGCACTAATGCTCGCTCGCAAGCTAAATTACAACTAATCCCCGGAATGTTCGTCGAAAAATTGTTGTCATGGCATTATAATACGATAGAATTTTCTTTTCAGGAATATCAAACGGAATGTTACATCGTTCAACTCAAAGCTTCCAAAATAGAGAACAACTTTAAAATCATACATATCACAA